TCCGCGGTTCGTGTCTGGCTCTTTATCCATTATATTACAATCCTTTCGCATTGAGAAACCGAATTGCCTCCGCCTCACCCGCAGGTCGCGCGGCGCAGCTCGTCAGCGCAAGCAGCGCGAACGTCAGCAGCGCGAGAACTAATACCCATCCCACATGCTCTGGTCGGTCGAGGATCATGGCGCTAAAATCGATCAATGATTAGGAACGAATACGTCGAGTTGTCACTCGCCGTCGCGGTCACGGTGAAGTTTGCTCCTGCCACAATGCTCGAAGCGTAGGGGTGCTGATCCACCGTGCCGCTTGGAGTTTGCAGGGTGAAAAACACTGAACTGTTCGCGGTCACGGCCGTGTTCGACACGGTCGCATTGCCGCTGGACAAAGTGAAGTTTCCGACCCGCCCCGAGGTCCCGGTCCCATTGAAGCTCAGCGTTCCATTGTTGGTCACTCGCATTACTAAATTGCCCGTCACCGTGCCGTTTGCGCCAGTCCGCAGCTCCAGCATCGCCCCGGTCGCGCCCGGCGCCCCACCAATGACCACTGCCGCGTTGGACCCCTCGGCGCCCTCCTGCGTGATCTCAAGCCGTGCCGTGGGAGTCCGGGTGTAGCTGTATGGCGTGAACCACCATCGGGGAAAGGTGTTTTTCGCGTAGACGTGCGACGTGCCGCCGCCCACTCCCATTGTCCAACTCGCTGTACCTGCGCTGAGCCTCCACGCGGAGTTGCCGGCGTGATAGTTCGATTCGGAATTGGCCAGGCCGATATCTGCAATGTCGATGGTGCCGACGGCGCCTTGTTGTAGGTTTCCGACGATCTTCCAAACCGGCGGAGTCGCGTCGCGATAGACTGAGCCCCCGACATTTTGCAGCATCTCCAATCGGTTTGTGCCGTTCCGCTCGCCATATGTGCCGCCGCCCGGAGTGAGTAGTGGGCGCAGCAGCGTCCACACCACATTTTCGAGGAAAAAATTACCCGCGTTGGACAAATGCACATTCAGCGCCCCTGAAAGATTTGCCGTCACCATCTCCGGGTGACTCGGGAAGTAACGGCGAACGTCGAGGAATGTGCCGCCGTATTTGTCTGATAGCGCCCGGAATCCTGCATCGACGTACCCCCCATCGTCGTACGGGTCGGGGAGGTCGTAGGTCGGGTGGGATCCGATGAACACCATGTCGGCGTTCGGGCATGCAATCCTCAGCTTGTCCAAATACACAATCATGGATGCCGTCCAGTTGGCCCCCGCGTAATCACCTGGGGCCACTCGAATCAACATGATGTTCGGATTCAAAAACGACATGTCATTCGTAAGTATTTGTTGTGGGGTCTGCTCCCAACCATCGGCGTCTGTGCCGCCCCAGCCCACGGAGCCGATCAATACTCCAGACCGATCACCTTGTTGGGGGAGAGGGTTGAACGAAATCATCGGCTCGCGAACCAGGCACGTCCCATTGAGAGATCTCACCCGGACATGATAGGGCGCTGCGTATGCCTTTGTGATCGTCACGTTCGCGCCTTGCATGGTCGCGTTCCCGGAGTCGCAGGAATAGTTGCCCTCAGTAGTCCAAGACGAATTTCCAAAGCTATCGACGGTGCGCGTGTCAATGGCAAAATTGCCGCCGCCTGCTTGAGTGCGGTAGGGCACGAATATCTTGGTTGCCACCGTGCCGTTCCGACCAAAAAAGCTCACGTTCCCGGTGCCGTTGGCGAGCGTGTAATACTCGAACCGCGGGGAAATGGTCCATGAGTAGTTCACCGTGGCAGTCCCCTCCAGCGTGTAGGTAGGCTGTCCCTCGCCGAGAAAACCGAATTGTTTGTAGAATTGTCGATACAGATTAATCCGCCAAGAGTCTCCCACTTCAAGCACGCGTAGCCGCGTGCCGTTCTGTGCGCCGATGGTGGCCTGCATTGCGGCCTGCGTGCGGTACAGACGCGCTGCGAATGATCCGCGATCATCGAAACCTTTGATTGCGTTGCCCGTAATGGTCGAGTTCGCCGTTCCGTTCAGCGTGATCGCGTTGGAGAAAGCGTTGGCTCCCGTGAATGTGTTATTCGCCGCCGTGATCACCACGTTCCCAGAGAGCCGAGCGTCTGCAAGAGTGCCCGACGTAAGGAGTGACGCATTGGTGGTGGCGACACCGCCGCCGGTCGAGCTCAGCGTCCCATTGGACAGCGTGAGATTAGCGCCGATGGTCACATTCCCAAACGCCGACGATAGCAGCGTCGTTGAGTTACCGGGCGCGGTGATGTTCGCCGTGGAGATCGTCAGATTTGCAATCGATCCCCCCGAGAGCGTGATCACCCGCGTCGGTCCCAACGTGAGATTCGCGGAGAGATTGCCCGTATTTGGGTTGTAAGGCACCGCTGCGGACTGCGCGCAGAGCAGGCCGGGAACAACCGCAAGTAGTATGAAGAAACGCATGGGAGTTAAAGAATTTGGCGCCATACTTTTTGGTTATCGAATTGTTCGAAGTCATCAGGTCGGATGAAGCCGGGGGAGGCTTCGGCCTCCACGCTGGACTTGAGTTGGTAGACCTTGGCAACACCATCGAGGATGATGATCGCGATGAGGCTGCCGCCGGCGCCGAGGTCGACGGTCGGGATGCCATCGAGGTTCGTGGCACCGCCGCCGGTGAGCCCGGTGATGTAGGGCAAGATCTGCGGGAAGATCGAGGTGTACAGCACGCCGGCGTGGGCGCTCACATCGGACAGTCCCAGATTTACGCGAGCGGTATGTGCCGTAGGCGCCGATGCCAGCTCAACGAGGTTCCCGCTTATCGTCAGCACATCGGTGGCGGCGGGATAGCTGGGTGTCCCGCTTGTGGGCACGCCCTCGTTACCGGTGATCGCGGGGCGCTCGATCAGCAGGGGGAGACTCACTGTGCTCTCGATCCCATCCGCCGTGGTGACCTCCACCTCCAGCACTGCGCCCACGGGGGCGGCGGCAGCGGCGATCGCGGCGGTAATTTCCGTCGTGTTCAAGCTGACCAAAAAAGCAAACACCGCCGTGACTCCAGATCCGGACCGGGTCCACGAGGAGTCGTAGGCGAGAAAATCGCCGGAGAGATCGGCGCCTGCTTTGATTCCGAACTTGCCGGTGGCGCCGGCGCCGTAATCGTGGACCGAGCCATCGCGAAGGAATTGGATGGTTACCGGCCATGCCGTATCACCCTGTTTGCATCGCACTGGCGCCGACCATGCGGGGGATCCCGACAAAGCGTCGGTCACCCAGGTGTTGCGGTCTATGTCATAAAAAAGCCGCATTGATCAGCCCTTCACGTCAAGCTGCATCTCCACATGGGCGAGAGCCGGGGTCACGGCCGTCACTGTCGCGGCGTCCGTGCAGGCAACTGCCACGCGTATGTCGAGCACATCCCCAGCGGCAAGGCCGGTCGCCGTGACGTCAAAAGTTTTTTCTGCGAACGTGAGTGAATTGATCGTTGTCGCCGCCGTCGCGACCAAGTCGCTCCCGGTCTTGAGCGTGTTGCGGGCGCTTTTGTATACCTCGCAATCGACCGTGCATGAGGTGTCCGCCACTGTCGTGAGCATGCCGGCCGACACGCGGAGCCGCACCGTCTGGCCGGCAACGTAATTGTGCGGGAGTGTGAAGGCGATGCGGCCGTAGCGCGTGGTCGCGCCCGCCGCCTTGAGGTCGCCGGCGGTGATATACGGAAGACCTGTCGCGAACACCCCTGTGGCGATGCCGAGGTCATCTGCTGCGGCTGTGCCGAGTGAAGTGAGAAATGCGTCCCACACCCGGAACAGTTGGTGGTCGAGCGGGAACGCCTGGAAATCATCCTGGATAAGTTGCGATCGCGCATACGCAGGCAGGTCTCCCATCACTGCGAGATTTCCTTCGACGATGATATTCACCGGCAGGCGAATCGTTTCCGTGGCCATGCATCTCGATAAATGTCAAAAACAAAAACGAAGGGCGGGACGAAATGAAATGGATCTGCCGGGGCTTGCGATCAGGTAATCGCGACCTGAATGTGAGCGTCAACCCCGCCTGTAGTATGTCCACGGGCGACACTGTCCACGCGCTCCACGCCCCCACGTTCGCGCGGCGGCGGGTGGCCGTGCTGTATGTCGGTCTCCGGATCTCCGTGGCACGCCGCTCGTCACTGCGACGCTGCCGATCTCGACATGGCTAGTCCCCGCACCTGCGCGATCTTTGCCGTCACATCACCCAAGCGGCGTTACCGCGGCGAACCCGTAATCGAGCAGGCGTAGCCCGTCAAGAGGCCGTAGGCCGTGACCGAGTGCCCCTGGAACATGATAGTGCCGGCTACGGCTGTCGTGGCTAGCCGCCCCGAGGGGTCCGTGAACGCCTGGCCGATACCCTCTTCATAATCGAGCTGAAACCAGTAGGCGCCGGACTCCTCGACGTAATAAATCTGGGCCGGAATAGTCAGCGCCGCGTAACTAGATCCCCCGTCATTGTTGAGCAGCAGCGTCGCGTAGCACGGCGTCGCCCATCGGCCGAGTTTGATTGCTGGCGGCGCCTCGCGCATCATCACGCCGGCCCCAACGTCCGCCTCTCCCGACTCTAGCTCGGGCCACACCAGGCTGTTCCATGAGCGATAAAACGTGTCTGCGCCGTAGTGCTCGAATTCGACGTACCCGTGATTTGCTGGAAAAGTTTGCGGGGGTGTGAGTGGGATGAAACCGTAACTACTCGCGCCAATAGTCCACTCCTTCGTTCCGTAGATCCAGAGGTAAATGGTCTCGATGGGCACCTGGATTAGCCCGACCTTTGCGGCCGGCCACCCAGGCCCCCAGAGCACATCCGCGTCGAGGTCGGCTTCCAAGGCGACGCGAGTCACGCAAATATTGAGCGCCCGGTATTCGATGCGCTGACCCGGGAAAAACAGATGCGTGCTCATCATGCGCTCCAGTGATAATACGTGCCGTTACACCCCAGCTCCGCCTGTAGCGAGGAATGCAATCCTTGCGCGATATCCGTGATCGCGCCGCCCGCTACGGAGACCTGACCGATTACTATATTCTGTATGCCGTAGCTGGCGGTCGCGTTTTGGGAGAGAGACTCCGATTCGGTCACTGAAGTGGATGTGGGCAAAGCATCCGCGGGAGCGGCGCCCGCGACGAATTTTACGCGCACTTGGCGCGCAACGCGAGTGTAACTCCATTCGGGCTCCAGATACACATTGCCGGTCGCAGAGACTGCGAGCACCGCGGTAGCAGCATCCAGAGAGACTAATGCGCCGCCTACCCAGATTTTCGGCACCCACGTGGTGCCGCCCACCTTCACCGTCCCATACACCACCCGCACGCGCGCGCCCTCCGCCTCCGTGCTCGCATTGATCAGCTTGAAAGGATGCGTAGTACCACTGCCGGGCGATATCTCAAGCGACGTTCCCAGCCGATTGCGGCGGATGCGGCCGCCGAGGAAGCTGACCACCCGGGAAGAGATCGCAAGATCCAGCAGCCGATTCCATGCGGCGGCGGGGACCGCCCCGCCGGCGGTCATCCGCAGCCCTTCGAGATTCGGATCGTGCGCAGGCATGTCCGGTCACGAATAAATCTGCGGGGGGAACGGCAAAGCGGAAAACTGATAGATCTCCGTGCGCACCCAGAAAGGACCGCTGCGTCCCAGCGCGCAGGTCAGCCGCAGCCACTGCCCCGCCTCTGTGTATCCCGGCGGATTCGCCCGCACGCCCAGCGAGGGGACCGCCGGCTTGGCTCGATAGTGAGTGCGCACGCTCGCCGTGTAACTCCCGACGAGGTAACTCGTAACGCCTTGCAGATATTCGGGAGCGGAGTCGGCGAAGCGGCTCAAGTTCGAGTCCCAGTATTGCTCGAAGTCGGCAGTGAATTTGGGGTGCTGCCGGATATCCACGTCGATGGAGGAGCCGCTGAGCTCCACCTCTTGCGGAGGCACGGGCTCCGTGGGCTCGTAGGACGATCCGTCGTCCTGGAGAATCTGCGCGTATTGCAGCGTCACCTCGCATGATGTCGGGTCTGCCTCGAGTTGTTTCACCCGCGCGCCCTTGAATTTCAGCAGTGGCTTCTCGGGGTGGGGATCTCCCTGATCGGGAATTGTGCTTGCCCAGCCGGTGAACGCCGTGAGGTACTTGCGCGTGCCGGTAAATGATTTGTCGGTCAGGTCGTATTCATCGCCGGCTTGGGCGATTACGCTGCCGCCGTTAGGGGTCGTGCCGTAAGTGTTGGCCATGGCTCTCAGAAGTTGCCGGAGAACTGCGCCGCCGAGGCGGCGCTGCCCGTCTTTTCCTCGATCCGCTTGAGGGTGCTCAGCTGATCCTGTGAGACTTTGAGAAACTTCTCTTGCAGGGGATCCTTCACCCCACCGTAATTGACTCCGCCAAGCGACCCGCCGATCCGGCGCAATGCGTCCGTGTCGCCACGGAGCGAGTCGTTACGCGCACTGCGCTGCTCTTGGTCGGCGATAAACTCTTCCTCAGTCGGACCGAAATCCAACGTCGCGATCTTCTTGCCACGATTTTTGACCTCGATCCCATCCGTCGCCAGGGAAGCGAGGAAGTCCTCCTCAGATCCGCTCAGATCGCGCACCGTGCGGGTTAGTGCGGGGGCGGGGGCGGTCGATGCGGCGGTGGCCGCGGGCTTTGTCACGTCACCGGCGAGGATATTGCGCGCCAGGATGTGTCCGCGTTCTCGTTCGAGGGGGTCGCTCGAATTCATCATCGCGTTCGCTGCGTCGATCACCTTGTTGTCGACGGTCGCTTTATCGATCTGGTGCACTGCGTCCGCGATAAGTACGGGGAGCGCGTAGAGTTTCTTAAAAAATCGATCCATCCGCTCGGATGCAGCGTCAATAGCTGTGATGGCGGAGTCGCTCAGCGCAGAAAATCCCTCCCCCATCTTAGCGATTGCGGCGCTCCCCTGAGAGAGTGTGGGGATCATCGCCGCGCCGCCGCGGCCGAAAAGGTCAATCGCGAGCCGGGCACGTTCTGCGGGGTCATGGATTCCTGCAAGTGTATCCGCCACTCGCATGAGTGCCTGCTCGGGCGTGATCGAGCCAAGGTCGCCCAAAGTAATCCCGAGAGATTGGAGCGTGGCCTGCGCGGTCTTATTTCCATTTCCCGCTTCGCCGAGCGTGGCGTTCAGCCGCCCCATCGCGACAGAAAATTTTTGCGAGCTCACACCCCCCTCGCTAAATGCTCCACCAAGTTTTTGCACGGCCTCTACGCTCAGCCCCGTGGCATCCGCGGTATCGCGGATCTCGCCCGACATGGACCCCAGCGCGCGCGCGTAACCGATCACTCCGGCAACGGACAAAGCGCCGGAAAGCATCCCTCCCACGCCGGACGCAAACGATGCCACGGATTGGCGTGCGGCCGAAAGGCCGGTCGCCAATGGACCGGTGTCGATCCCCATAGACACTCTCAGATCGGCGCTCATGATCCCGTCACCACGGGGGAAGGTTCCCAGTAACTCCGCTCGCCCTCGGCAATCGCGGCGTGCAACCACCACGCCTGGCCCGTCGGCAACTCCCACGCCTCGGAGAGAGATAGCCCGAGCCGCTGCGACAACAGTCGCACCATCTGGAGCGACCACGGCACCGCGCGATCCGCGGGCTCTTTGCCGGGCTCCACTTTAGCCCAGAACTCTGGCGGCGTCTGATAGTCCGCTATATAGGCGAGAAACGCGTGATGCTCGTGGTGGAAGCGATGGCGCGCTGCCCTAAGAAATCCCAGCGGGCGGAGGCGAGGGCACCACCCGGCGTTGGCGCATACTTGCGCTGCGATCCAAAGTGTGTGCGGATCAAGCGGCAACCCGGAAAGAAACGGGCTGCGCAGTGCGTCCAAAATGAAACTAACCCGGAGCGAGAACGGCCGCAGCGTCAGTCCATAGACCGCGTGATCGGTCCGGTTGATCCATGCCTCGGCGCATTTTTCATTCACGGGGCGGGGCTTCGGGGGGGACTTACGTGAGCGTCAAGTTTTCCGATGCGCGCACGGAAAGGGTCACGCGCTTGTTCGCCGTGTTGCTTTCCTCCAGCGCGTGGTCGGTGATGCGATAGGTGGTCGTCACCCCCATGGTGTTCGGCATCACGATCCTATCGACCACGTCGAAGTCCGCATTAACCCAGCCTGTCTTGAGTTCGATCGTTACCGTGCCCGTTTCTTGCCAGTCGTCCACGCGCTCGCCGACGAGCTGGCCTGAATCGTTAATCGTCTCGGATGTGAGTCGGTTGGTCCGGGTGAGTGACCTGCTTTGGATGTTGGCGAGCGTGACGACGCCCGAAATGCCGTACAGTGCCGAGGTGCCGAAAGTCGTTGCCATGGTGCCTTTTCCGGGATGTCAAACATGCACTGCAACCACGCGAAAAACCACGCGCGTGATCCAGCGCTCATCCGCCTCATCATCCCCCAGCGACTGTGGGAAGATCGCGAAGACTTGGAGCGCGAGACCGCCGGCCACAGCGACGAGCGCCGTAGTCTCGTGGAATGTGGTCTCCGCCACATAGGCCGCAAGATCATGCGCTGCCTGCGTGGTGTCCACCGCGTGCGAGCGGATCTCGACCACGACCTCCACCTCATGCTGCCGCGTGCCCTGGCCCAACACCGCGGAGGAATCGCACCGAACCACCGCGCATGGCTCCGCGTACGCCCCAGCGCGCACGCCTGCCTGCACGGTGTGTGCGACAGACGCGGTGGTGAACGCTGCCGCCAACGCGGAAGCCACTGCTTTCTCGACCTTCCGATGCGTGGGAAATTCGTTTGCCATGGTTTTTCGTTAAGTCTCCGGGTGGTCTCGGTCAGCGAAAACCAGATTGTTTTCCCATCCGCTTGTAATAGCTCGTTGTCTGCCGTCGCATCTTACCCTCCTGCACGCGCAGCGCGAGTTCCAGCAGCCGGGAAAGTTGGGGATGCTGCCTTCCGAACGCCGTGAGGTTTGCGAAGCTTATTCCATGGCGCGCGCCTACGGATCGCAGTCCGTAATCGCCGGGCGCATTATGACGACGGCACCACGCGGGGAGCTTCGCGCCCAGCGCGGCGGCGGCGCGCTTCCACCCGCTGGCGAAAAAACCCACTTTCGCCGCCTGTCGGTTGGCATAACCCTCCAGCGCGGCGGCGTCCGTTGGCGCGCGGGTAATCCCGCGCTGCACGCGCCCGGTCGCCCGCGATCTCGCCCGGGAATGAAGCGGGGACAGATCTGATCTCACTACGTTGCGAGATTCAAAAAACACCCGCCCGACATCCGACCTCACCGCACCCTCCCCGGCTTGCCGGGATCGGGAAAGTGGTGACCCCGCATGGCCGGGAGGAGTGTAGGCGATCGCCGTCGTCAGCACTCCCTTCGCCTGAGTCTTCAGCACCTCCACCGGCGGCCGCTTGGTCGTCAGCAGAAACGCCGCGAGCTTGCGGTTGAATCCCGACTTATCGAGAAGCACGACGCGCTTGCTCACTCCACCGCCCCCCGCACACCGAGCCGATACTCCCCGCTCTGCGGATGATCCACGATTTCTTTGATTCGATAGCTCACGCTATTAACCGTAATCGCAGCCTCCAGCAGGGGCGCTGCCGTCAGATCCCGCTTCCGCACCCGGACGACCATGTCGTACAAGCCAGCCAGCCCGCCGGAACGAAGTGACTTGCTCGACCGCGGAGCCGTATGGCACACCCGCACCGACTGCCCCGCAATGGTCGCCGCCACACCGAAGAGGGAGTATTGCGACACCAGCCGGGCGGAATTCATTAGATACAAAGCGCGTGCGTCCACACGGGGGAGGTGGTGTCAACCGGCCATGGCCGGGCTTGACGCCCGCCCGGAGCGGTCGGCCATCGCCAGCGATGTCGCGTCCGAGTGGCAGTAAATATGCAGCACGGCGCGAACGTGACTCTCACTGCGGACACAGCGTCGAGCTTGTCGGACCCAGTCGTAATCCTCCCCCCAGTTTTTGTCGGGGAACTGACAGTTAGTCACCAGTTGCCTCCGCCATGCGCACGAGTGCCACGGCCCGCGCAGCGTCCGCCCGCCCGGTGCGAACTCCCGATCCTCCGCCCCAAGCCGAAACTCCACCGTCGACCTATGACCGTTCCATGTCGCGTCCTGCTCGAATGTGATCACATCCTGCCCGCGCGCCGCGGCGGCAGCCAGGGCGGCCATGTATGTGTCCGTCACATCGTCGTCGTCATCACAGTACGCGACGTAATCTCCGCGGGCGATATCCAGCAGCGCCTGCCGTTTCAGCCCGATTGATCGGCGGAAATTATCGCTGAGGCACAGGATCTCCGCGTCCACCCCGGCGGCGTCCGCCTGGGCGATCAGTTTGGTTTGCAGCGCCTCGGCAGCTGCGCGGCGAACCGGCACCGATGGGATAAGGATCGATAGCGTAGGTGTGGTCATGTTGGGGGCGTTTGGGTTGGTCAAAAAGAACGTTGGAGATCTCAGACGTTAGGACTCTTGCGCATACGTCAGGTGTTTCGAGAGTTTCTGAGTACGATCAGATCAGTAGTCTGATTCCGCAATTTACGGAGTGCTCGCGCTTCTATTCGCCGCACGGAATCCCCTGAACGATTTGTCTTCCTCGCTACTTCGGCCAACGAGTTGTTGTGCCAGAAACGCAGCCGAATGACCTCGGATGCAAGCGGACCCAATTTCGAGATATGCGCTTCCAGTGCCTCATCCACCGCAGTTGTATCGCTATCGTTTTGCGGGGCTGGCAGCATCATTGCCTCCCGACACGAGAGCAGGTTTTCCATTTCCACTTCGGTGGTTTGCTCCAGCTTATATCCGCGCGCCATGCCCGCGAATGCTTCCGGCCATTCTGCGAGCACATCGAAATAGTCCCCGGCTTCCCCGAAGGCTTTTTGTATTGCGGTGGCCTGTTCGATTGTTGGCCTTCTAACCAGGTTTATTACATCGCGCGTGGTTCCGATTCCTAGACCCGACTTCCTCGCTAAATCCCATTGCGTCCACCCAAGGCGTTTCAGCCTTTCGTGAATCTCCCCGTGTTTGAATCTAGTTATTGCTGTGACTTTCATAAAAGAGTCCTAACCAAGCGCCACGGCTAACCGCTCCAGCTCGCAGACTCGCCTTCGCTGTAGCTGATCTTTTCGTTCGGCGAATCCGATGGTCGCTCCTCCGGTTTGCAGTCGCTGATGCGGACGTTCGACAAAATATTCGCAGACTTATCGCACGTCTCCCAAACCCTGCCTATCTGCCTCACCCGCACACCGCGGGCGATGGCGTGTTCCGTGACGGCGCGTGCCACCTCGTGCCACGGGTAGTCGTGGCCAGCGAGGAAACCGCCGGGCCGGACTTTCGGCGACCAGGCGGCGATGTCCCGCGCGACGCTCGTGTAATCGTGCGCGGCGTCAATGAACACGCCTGCCACGCCCGCATCGGCGAAGGCGGCTGCGGACGCCGCGCTGTCCGCTTCGCGTATCTCGATCATGCAGGCGACCTCGGCGCGGAGAATGTTTGCCGCGAATGCCTCGCGGATGCTGCCGCCGCTCTGCGCGACGATCTCACTGTGCTCGGGTTGCCCGGGCTCGCCCAGAAACGTGTCCACGCACACCAGCCGCACGCCGTGCTTGCCGCGGTCCTGCAATGTCTGGGCAAGATGAATGATGCTCTGGCCCAAAAAGCTTCCGACCTCCACGAAAATGTCGCCGTCTTGCAGCCGATCCGCGACTGCCGAATAATAGTCCGCAAAATCGCAGTACCCAATGATCTCGTGGCTCGTCGGCACACCGCGGCGGAGGCGATCAAATACGGCGGCTCCCTCATTATATCGCTCGGGAGAGTTGCTCTCGGCGTAAGTCGAATCCCATCCGGGCGCGCCGCAAAAAAACGGATGCCGGTGATGAAACACCAGATCGGGGGCTGGGATAACCACTCCATCCCGATAGGCGGCGGCCGAAAACCAAGCATCGGAGTGCATGGACAAAAACTGGGGGTGAAATAGATATCCCTGTCGCGCCCAGCGCTTGCGGGTGAGGATCGCGATGCACATGAGATCGTCCGTGCGATGCCCGTCTGAAACATGGAGCACCGCCTCTCCATCGGCGGCCAAGGCGGGTTCCAATCGATCCAATATCTTTCGATCCCAGCCCATCGGCGGCTCGAAATCATCGGACATCTGCACGAGAACATTTCCTTCGCTCGCCCCGGCTGCACTGTTCCACGCGCGCACGCAGCCGCCACCGGGCTGCACGACTACGTGGCGCCAGCCGCGGAGAGCGGCGGACTCATCGTCATCCGCATCGACCGCGAATATGTGCTCCACTGCGTCGGGATTCTCGGCGCGCGCATACCACAGCCGCCGCGCGTTCAGCGCCATGGCGGGGCGGCAGCGAGTCGCGTGCAACAGCGATATTCCGCCGCCGTGGGCGCGGAAATGATTGTACTCCCTGGCCTCCGCCTCTTCGGGTCTTCCGTTAAGTCTCAATGCCCTCGTGTGGATGTGCAGACCCTGCACACCCCAAAACGAGCGGCGCAGCGCCCAAGGTGCCTGCGGCGGATCGGGGAGCGACATCATGGCGGTTGAGTACGCCAGTGCGGCAGCACAGTCTCCGCGGCGAATGGACATGTGCGACAACTCGCCGAGTGCCTCTCGCCGTGCCGGATCCTCGGCATAGGCGGACAGGGCGAACTTAAGACTTACCTCGATGTCGGTGGAGGCAAGCCCCATTTGCATTAGCACCTCATATCGCTCGGCCTGGCCCATCGAAGGCGCTTGCAAGAATTGCATGCCTGCCATCATCATCTCGTCGGTGCGACCGGCGGCCAAGAGGCTGTTGAACATATGAAAGTGGTGCGATGCGGTGCGATCGCGCGCGGGAATGTCCTCCAAGATGCGAAGGTTCCGCTCAAGGCTCCCGCTCTTCTGCGCGGCGGGGGAGTGGATCACCTCGGCGTTCGGCACCTCGCAGACCTTGAGCACCTGCTCGTCGGTCATGGGGCCGAGATGCTCGTGGATGCGGGACATCCACCGGGCTCGGCCGGGGCGGGCGAGTCGCTCGCGCATGAGTTTTACTCCTTCTTGCGGAACGGCGTAGTTGCATGCGACGATGTCCATGTCTTGCTCCATGGCCTGCACGCACGCCTCGCGCAGAAGCGCACACGCCTCGGGCGTGATCACGTCGTCAGTATCCGCCCACAGCAGCCAGTCGGCTCCGCAGTCAGCGCCAATTTGCCAGGCGCGATTTCGCGCGGCGGCAAAGTCATCCACACCATCCCATTCAGGGTGGATCTGATTTTCGTAACGGCTGACGGTCGCGCCCCAATTCGCGGCGATCACTGCCGTGCCGTCGTCCTCATTGGAGCCGAGCGCCATCACCACGACAGCATCGTCATAGAGCGGACGAAAAGATTCTAGCATTTGTGCGATGCACTCGGATCGTTGACCGGCAATGGCGCAAAGAGTTATTTTCATGGGGGAATAAACAATCGACCCGGCGGGCGGGGCTGAGTCCGCACACCGGGTCTTATCGAACCGAATTGATTTGGAACCCGCCGCCGGTCTCAGCCGTTCGGCGGCGGGCTATCCCCACCAGCGGGCTTCTTACGGAATGGTTGCCAGCACAAGGCCGGGTGTAAGTCCGGCCGCGAAACCGAAAAGGCACTCGACGTTCGCGTACATCACACCGGTCGCGCGCGCATAGTGGCGGCGGTAGCCGATGGTGATGCCGGTGGCGGGATCGGTCGCCATCTCCGCGGCGCTCAGATCGGTGGGGTCCTGCGGGGCGAGGTAGCGCATCGCGACGGCGATGGCATCGGGAACGCACGCGAAGGCGGCGAGCGAGATCCCATTCAGCGGGATCATGTCAGTGCCAAACATATCGAATCCCATCAGCCGGGGCACCTTGCCTTCACGGATTGCCTCGGAGCCGCCGTAGGCGTAGGCCTGTGTGATGTTTGTGTCGCCGAGAAGCGCGTCCTCGATGTCGAGATTGCTCACGAAGATACGTCCGCGACTTGGAGCGCGGAGCACGTTGAGTGCCTTGCGAAAAGCACGCACTTGCGTGCGAGTCCAGAGTGCGGCGGATGTGGTGATCACCGCGGCGCCGTAGCCGCCGGTCGTGACCAGCGAGAGCACGCGGGCAATCACTGATTCGGCGAGCGCCGCGCCTGCATTCGCTGCGAAATTGTCGAACTTTGCGGCGGAGCTGTTCGCCGACTGGATGTCGGAGATGTCGACGGGGACATGACGATGCACGTTCAAGTTGACCGTGACGGTGGAGAGCGTCCCGCCAGCGGTTTCGTAGCTTGCGAATGTGGTTGCCGTCAGTGCAGAGAGGAGCGGCACGGCGACGGCGTCGCCCTTGGCTTTAGTCACGCTGGAAAAATCCTTTGCGAACGCGCCGAGAAGCGGAAGATTCGCAACAAACGCTTTCAGAATTTCCTGCGAAAAAATCTTGTCGTTGAAATTGATGGTGGACATGAGTTGTGGTTGGAAAAATGTTGGGTGTCAGCTTGTGCGTAAGTGTCAAAGGCCGCGGATCGCGGTGCGGTGTTTTTCGTAAAACGCGGTGCGGGCTGCGGGATCGCTGATCGCGTCGAACTGCTCGGCCAGAGAACCTCCGGTGGCCGTATCGGTGGAGGCGGGGAGATCAGCGGCGGGGAATCCCAGGGCGGCGACGGTCTCGATGGTCTGGTCCGCAACCGTGGTTGCTGCGGCGCGCGCCGTGGCGAGGTCGGTGCTCAGTCGGGTCACCTCTGTGCGCGCTCCTTCGAGATCGCCGCGGAGCGAGGTAAGTGCCTCGATCACGTCGGCCTGCTCGCGGAGATGGGTGTCGATCTGAGTCTGGAGTAGGTCGCGATCTGCCTCCGCAGACACTGCTCGTTCAGTCAGCCCGACGATCTGCGATTGAAGATCTGCCTTGTCGGATATGCTGGCGCGGAAAGTTTCGAGGAGCGATGGAGTTGCGGACATGCCAAGAGCGGCGTGTCAAAGTCCGCCGCGGGAAATCTCCGCAACCGCGTCGATCATCTCGTGCCAGCCGGTGACGACAAAATCCACTAAACCCGCAGCCGCGGCGTCCTGTCCGTCGAATACCTGCCCCTGCATGCTGGCACTAGCTACGCCGGGGCGGGTCGCCTGCACCTGGGAGGAGAACCAAGCGTAAATCTTGTCGACTCCGCCCTGGAGTAGTGCGCGATCCTCATCGGAGAGCGGGCGGCCAGGCAGCCCGAGGCCCTTGTGGGCGCCAGCGACAAACAGCTCCAGCTTGAGACCCTGCAATTCCATCGCTACGCATTGATCCAGCAGCGCGAGATACACTCCAATGCTGCCAATCATACTTGACGGCGTCGCGTAAATTCCTCCGCGGGTCTGGCTGGCGACCCAATACGCGGCGGAGCAGCATTCGTCATCGGTGAATGCGTACACCGGCTTGACGCTCTGCGCGACTTGCTGCGCTAACTCGGGTATGCCGGTCACGGACCCGCCGGGACTCGCGATATCGAGCACAATGGCGAGGACTCGGGGATCCGCGTTGCATGCGGTGATCGCTGCGCTCACGGTGCCGACATCCACGCCGCCGCACATCGCCTCCATCAGGGAGATATTTTTTCCGAGCACTCCATACAACGGCACGCACGCAACGCCCGGCGCAGCCAGCGTCCATGCGGCGTTGGGTTCGGCGTTCTCCTCATCCATAGGCGCTCCGACCGAGGATGCGCGGCACGCTTGCGCGCTCATCCGGGAGGGCGCTAGTGCTGGACGGCGATTGATGCCGGCTATCGGGGGGGGCGCTCCCTCCGCCACCGTCCCCGCAATACGCGGCAACAGCACGGCGTGGATCGATGCCCAGCTCGCGCGGGAAATGCAGAGCGGCTCAGCATAAACGCGGCGAAAAAGACGTGGGTAGTTCATGAGTCGGCGGGTTGTTCTGTCGATTTGTTCCCTGTTGGCTCGGGATCTTCGTCCGCCGAGGTGGGCGGGGCAGCCGCGGCAGGTGCCTGGCCTGGCGCGGGGGGTAATAGCTCGGCGAAACTTAGCCCGCGCGCAGCGGCGGTGTCGCGCAAATACACGCGCTCCTCGATGAACTGGTCGGCTTCGGTTTTCCAGTCGAGTCCCTGCATCATGTTCCACCGCTTGCTCGTGAGAAGTCCGGCTCGGTGCTGCTCCAGATAGAGACGCCCGTCACGGCCGAAATCTACGGTTTGCCGGGGCGGTGGCACCCATCCGTGTTTCCACCATTCTGGATCTGATGGCTTATCAATCCGACCGGACTTGATTTCCTTCGCGACAAAGTACACCCAAAAACGACTGCAATATAAATCAATCAGTTCCTGTTGTTGCTCCTCGACAAACGTCTGGGTGTCCGCCATCACAAAACGGGTGTTGGCGCCGCCCAGGCTTGCGATGTTCCACAGCACCTCGGGGGAGAGACCGCACCCCCACGAGATGTCTCGGATGCACCAGTCGAGCAGCCCGAGCGCATTAGGATGCGGTCGCTGATCGTGAAGAACCTTCAATTCCTGACCTGGATTCAATTCTTGAATCTGACCCGCCGCAAAGAGCTTGTCCTGCGTAACTGTCGCCGCCGTTCCGCCAACCGTGGTCGCTTTCGCCGCGCGGATCCGACCGGGCAAACCCTGCGGCCCGTCCTTGGTCGCGTCTTCCGAAATATAGAATCCGAGCTGGTTACTTGCTTTGATTCCCTGCTTGAAAAAGGACACGATCTCGGTGGTGTCCAGAAGGTTGTTAACGGCGTGGTAAAGGATCGTAAGCCCGCGGCTCTGGCCGATGCGTTCGTAATCCGCAAAAAAGATCACATCCTCAGCGGGAACCACAACGCTTGCCCCGGCATCCCCGAGAATCCGGTAGGCCACCGGGCGGTTGTCGCGGTTGTGCATTACTCCGTCGCGCCAGGGATCGGTCGCGTCAGCCGATGCTCCCCACGGCTTGTCGATGTCGCCAATCTGGTGCGACTCATACATCCGAACGCGGGGGGTCCCGGCTGCGCTCTCGGTGAGGATCGCTGCGCAGTCTCCGTCGCGGAGCCGCTGCCTCATGATCGCACGCTGCGCGGAAAAAAAATCATACCGACCGCCAACGTCAAAAACAAAACGTTGACCGGCTCGCTCTGTGAAGTGACGCTCGGCCTTGGCATTCCATGCGGAATCGGTTGTGAGCGCCTGCGGAGAAAGCCCGGTGCCGGCGACTAGTCGCGAAATGCCATTCACGATTCGGCGAACCAGTCCGACGTTGTTGTACAAAAATCGGGCGCGGCGAAGCAATTCCAGTCGGCTGTAAGTGTCCACCTCGCGCCGAGTGTCAATGCTCGGGAAATACACATATCCCCGGGAAGACGATTGCTCGGCGCCTTGAAAGGATCCGTAAGCGGCGATGGGTGCGAGAGACTTGCTCCTGGCTTTGCGTTTCGGGGTCGGGCGACTCATGATTGGATGTCCGCTCCGGAGTAATCTATAAAGGCTACTCCGGGGCGCGCGGAGGAAAGATCAAACTCATCAAGGGCGGTTTGCAACTCGCTCAATAATTTTTCCGCGGAAACCCTTCGCCGCCCGGACGCGCTCGCCCCCTCAAAAGACACGGCGTCCACCTCGACTGCGCCGGCTATGTATTCGGCCAACACGCGATTGCGCTCAGCGACCAGCCAGTCGCGGCCGGCCGTGGCCGCAAAATCGACAATCGCACGGATGGAAGGTGATGCCACGACCGGGCGTTGGTGTCAAAGATTCAGGAGACCGACGGTTCTGTCTCCTCTACTGCGACCACCGCGGCTTCGGCTGCGATGTCGTCCTTGAGAATCCACCAACACAGCAGCTGTAATTTCGAGCAGTCTCCATAGTGATCTCCGCGGAGATTTTTCCATTTTGTCCCCCATCCTCGTGGCGTCCGCACCCGGAGAAGCGTCTGCCCGGTGTGGCCGGCGATGAAATCCTGGCCGACATCACGCGGTAAATGCCAGGGCGGGGGCATTCGCTTCCCGATCCGGTTGAGGTACAGTTCGATTTTCGCGGTGTGGTCAACAAACGTGTACAGAATCATGCCAGGGTGAGTCTTCAGCAGCGACCTGCCCCAGGCACCAAACGCGGCGTCCGTCCCCTTTGCCGGCCACAGCCTGCCCTCACTCGCTGCGCAAACATCATAGACCCGCATCGTCTGGTCGCCGGAGTCTACGAGGCCCCCGGTAATCGTCAGCTCGACGCCGTCGGGGCCTGTGTATTTTTTCTCTGAAATGCCTAGCAGATCTTCGACCAACAACGTTGTCCCGTAATCCACCATCCAGGTCTCTCCAGTCTCCGACCACGCCTGCACCGACCAATGCGTCCGATCCTGACCCACGTCCGCGCACATAGTCAGAGCGGCGGGGACGATCGGAACCAACTTGAGTTGGTGCGTCGGGTTCACAAGTTGCAGGACTGACTCGTCCTTTACCGCGGCGGCCTGCGGTTCCCATGGCAGGCCGAGCCAGTTATTCCGAAAATCGTGGAGGCCGCCTATCTGGTCGGACTTTTCAAGGAACATTCGCGCAAGCTTGCCCCAAGTGATGTTTGGTGAGTAAAGGGACGAAATGTGAAACGACACATGTTCGCCGGTCGCCTGCAAATTTGTCGGCCCCCATTCCCCCTGCGCGATGATCGCGCGCGCGTGCTCCTGCGACCAGTGATCGCCGCACGCGCTGCACTCATACGCCGCGTCCCGCTCAACCCCGCGCAAATCCCACTTGCTCAGCATGTCGCGATGCGATCGTGGCCACCGAACACCGCCTCGTTCCCCCTGCTTATCGGGCGCAAACACTAATTCCTGTCGGTGTCCGCACGCCGGGCACGGCACGCGGAATCGATGTTGTGTGCCCGCCAAAAATTGCTGCCAGATTGCCCCCGTCTCAAGAGTCGGCGTGGAGATCATGACGACTTTCGAGCAATCCGCGAATGCCGCCGTCCGCACCATCGCGAGTTCCAGGGCGGGCGCTTCGGCGTCTGACTGGTCGGGCCACTTGTCTATCTCGTCGCAGAATAGGTAGCGCACCGGCCGCGACGCTAGGTTGCCGGGGGAATTCGAGCCTTGCAGCCGGATCGTGCACGTCTTTAGGTGCATCTCCAATTTTCGAAAATCGTCGGGGTCGGTCGGAAGAATTGAGCGCATCGCCTGGCATTCGCGAAAACGCGGTGACAATTCCCGCTCGCTCCATGATTTGGCCACATCCAAACTCGCCGTCACATAGAGCATCGGCCCGGGATCCTCGACCGCAGCCCACATGATCAGATTCGCGATCCACGTCGTGCCACCGAGTTGAGCGGCTTTGACTCCTGTGATTTGACGAATCCCCCGATCCCCGAACCACTCGTGCGGCATCATCATGTACGGCGTCCACTCGGGATCGTATGCGCCTGGTCGGCGGGTGTACCGCTCCGATAGCGTCACGTTTTCGCGCGACCACTCCAACGGACCCACCCGCTGCCGCGGACGCCACAGCCGCGCGGCGACCTCGTCGACGGTCTCGGTCATGCCAGATCCAGCCGTATCACAGCGGCCGATTCCCGCACCGCGTCGATCTCTCTGCGGATCTGGTCACCAGTTGCCGCAGCCAGTTCGGCGGGGAGGATCGAGAGAATCCTAGGGGCCAGCTGTGACACTTTCGCCGACACCTCTGTCACGTAACGGAGGAACGCTGCCTCCACGTTCTCCCGACCGATTGCGTTTTTTTCCGCCTGGTGAATTTTGGGTGTGTCTCGAGTCATCGCTCGCAGCGCGTCGCGCTTGGAATCCAGCGTTCGCGACACCGACTGTATGGTATCGAGATCCGAGATGACGATCGCCCGAGCAAGCAGCCGCCCGAGCGACAGGCACTCGTATTTCATCCGTGCGATTTCGTACTCCAGCCCAGACCCATCGATCTCCGGAGCGAAAACCACGGGGACCAGTGTGTCGCCATTTTGGGGGGGATCGATGCATGCCACCGCTCGCTCCGACATCCACGCTATCCACCGCGGATCGTTCGCGCGCTTCCAGTTTCGCACGCTGCGGGGCGAGACTCCATGAGTCGCCGCGCAGGCCTTGACTAGCTCCGCGTGTTGTCTTCCGTTGCGCGCCACACGGAAGAATGGGTGTCAATTCGGAAGCGCGGAAGTTCTCGCTTCCGCCACGACCTTCCGTAAGCCGGCGGCAATTGCTCACCCAAGCGGCCAAGTATGACTGGAAACCGAAGGATTCAGACGGAGAAAAAGAGATTCCTTCCCCCCCCCTTGCGGGTGCCGATGGTGCCGATCGAGAGCCATATCCCTTTACGCTGACGCACTGCCGGATTCTGCTCAGCATTGGGTTATTCATCGGCACCATCGGCACCCAAAGGGACAAACCACTAGGGGAGAAGCAGATAGGTGGGTGCCGATGCGGTGCCGATGGACATGATGGGTGCCGATGAAAAGGGGCGATCGGCACCCGTGCCCAAAACAAGGGGGCGGGAGCAGCCCATCGGCGGCGCATCGGCGGCGCATCGGCGGCGCATCGGCGGCGCATCGGCGGCGCATCGGCACCCGACCGAGGCAGAGGCCTTGCGCCGTAGTCTCATCGGTCACTCCGAATAGCCGGCCGTGGGGGCACCGCGAGATCACAGTAGTGTGATCAGCAATGACCTCACGCCGTGCGACCTGCGACTGCCGACGACATACCGCCTGCCTGCCGGGTCGGTGAATTCCCTTCCCCGCCACTTTCGCAATTTGTAGCCGAGTCGCTTGTTTTCCTGCGTGCGCAGGTCGCCGTCTCCATCTGCCCCCATGATGTCCTCCAGGACCCCCATGGAGCGCGCAGTGCCCACCACCTCTGCGCGTGACCATTCCCGCGCCTGGCCGGCCGCCTGCTCCATGGCGAGTGCGCCGAACAGTTGCCGCCACTCCTCGCCCTCGACGTCTCCACTACCATCTACCTCGGGAGTCGCCAGCGGATCGGCCCAGCCGAAAGCCTGCACGCACCCGCCGACGAGGGACGACCACTCCTCGAAAGTCTCCATTGGGCGCGCGTGACGCGGCATGCCGGCATCGATCCAATTTCGTACTACCGCCCACAGCGCCGCGAGGATCTCCGCCCGCACGCTATCCTGCGCCAGCCAGCGCGGGGTGATGGTTTTCCGAAATTTTCTCCCGCGGACGTCTCCCGCCAAAAAAAGCGAAGCCTGCAAAAATCTCCGTTGCAGATCCGCCGTCCATCGCAGGTCGTTGCCGGTCACTACTACCTGCGACACGTTGGGCACCGAAAAATTCTCCTTAGATCCCAGCACCCGCCCGCGATGCTGCGACGACGTGATGAATCTATTAAGCTGCGGAGATGAGATTGCTTTGCCGATATCGTCGAACCACACGACGGGAGAAAACGACTGCGCCTCAGCCGCCAGCGTCTTGATCATCTCCTCCCCACTGGTAGGCAGATCCGTGTTTCCGACGACCCCAAATGGGCCAGCGTGCGTGGCCGCAGCGAGCGTAGATTTCCCCGTGCCTGGTTGGTTAGATAGAAACGCAATCCCAGGTCGTGGCGTGCCCGGGGCAAACATGCCGCGCAAAAAACCTCCCAGCATAGCCGCGAACGTCACCGATGCAGCCCTGCATTGCGACACCGCGGAATCCACCTCAAGGTCGCTCCAGGGGAACTCCGACAACAGCTCCGACAAATACAATTCAGCCTTTTCCCGCGACCAATCCAGAACGAAACGGACTGTCTCGACGGTGTAAATCTCCGACTGATCGTCGTAGCCCGACGGAAGCAACTCCACCGTGCCTCCCTCGCGCAGCACTGGCATCCGCACCTGATGCACCTCTTTCAGCGGCCGCAGTAGCCGACGGAACTGCGGAGAATGAATCAGCTTTGCCGCAAGGTCCTTACTCATCGACTCCGCTCGGGGTTCCGCCCCTCCCTGAGCTTGCCGCATTTTGATCATCGTCACGTAATCCTCGACCCAGCTGACAAACGCCTCCCGCTCCATCATCCGCACATCCCCGGAGGCCTGATCCACCGTCACCACGGTCTCCGCGCGCAAAAAAATCGGCGCGCGTGTTAGTAACCGCCCAAGCTCCATCGCGATTTCCCGGACGGGGCGTCCCATATCCACCATAGGGACAAGCCGATCCGACTCGGGTAGATCGATACCCGCCTCCGCGGCCAGCGGAGCCAACGAACGCAACACACTCGCTGGCACCTGCACCATCAGGTCGGGGGGGGTCATACGTGGGGGATCATCGATTCGAGGGCAACCCAGCCGGGGGAGGGAGCGAGATAGAAAAGTTCTTGGGTGCGGTCCCCACGCTGGCACGCCGGAAGACGAGTCAATCGCACTGCCGTCAGCGCCGCGGGGTCAGCACCCAGCACGCACATCAGCGGGACCAGTGCTTTTGCTTTGTAGGCATCCCATTGCGCTTTGCTCGCCGCGTCGATCCGAACCAAAGCGTGGATCGACCTGCCGCCGCTCGAGTATATGGCCGCTATGGGCAGCGCCACCTGCGCCAGCACACGGATCCATATATCAGGCGGAAGCGAATCCGACTCCAGCACAGCAAAACGAAACGCGGTCACCGCCTCCTCCGATCGTCGCGAGAGCCGCGGAGAACCGTCAGGATTGCGGAACCGGGCATTGATCTCCCACGTCCCACTGACGGGCTGGGCCAAAAACCACACCCCCTCCGGACCGCCGGCAGGCATATCCTCCCTGCGCGCCCTTACTCGCACGTCCGGTGACAGCCGGAACGTCCCAGCGCCGACCCAGTGCAGATAATCGCCCTGAGAAAACTGTCGAGTGAACACCAGAACTTTCTCCCCGCGGGCATAGACCGAGTCGAGAAACCGCCCACTAGTTACGCCCGCCACCGGGAGCGGCGACCGCGCCGCGAGCCAGCCGATCCAATCCGCAGGGACTGACGATTTCGCAGCCACCCGCCGAACCCGATCCATGTCTACCTCCGGGCGCTTGGCTGCCTGTGCCGCCCGGGGCGGGGGGCGACTCTTCCACCGCGCGTCCACCTCCACTTGTGCGCCGCCCTCATGCTGTCGGATCCGCCGCCGCAATTCCGCGTTAAAAAGCGCGACAGTCGCGGAGCAGGACGAGTGAAAACAAAAGGCCGTTGGCGCGCCATCCAAAAGCACCTGGAAATCCCTTTTCCCGCCCGGGCGCGAGTGTAGGTGCGCGCCCGGGCAAGCGGAAAACCCATTTTCGTCCACGCGCGTTCCCAGTAGCTCTTCTGCGATTCTCTGCCGCGACATGATTTTTTTAGCTCCCCAACACGCGCCGGATTTTCCGGCGGGCGTCCCGCAAAGAGTCGTCGGCAAAAATCGTCACCTCGCGCACGACCGTTTCGCGGTCGATCACCACTACCCGCCGCACGATAGTGCGCGCAGAAAACACCGGCTCCGCAGCTGCCCACCGAGCACGACGCGCCCGGTCCAACTCCCATCGGCGGGTTGCCATCCGCCGACCCCGCTCCCGGGCAGCTTTGATCTTTCTCGTCTCGTAGCTCATGGGATTTTTCTCTGATCAGGCAGCCGCCCCGATTGGTATATCTGCTTGTTCGGCGCCTGAGCTACTTCTTCGTCCGACGCTTTTTCCCACCAGCCCCAACCAAGCCCTTCTTGCGCACGCGCTTCATTTCTCGCGACCGTTGTTCCGGCGTCATGCCTTCCCAACGAGACGCAGCAGCGCGATTCTGCTGCGTCTCGATTTCCTTTCGGCAGTGCGGGCAGATCATTTAGCCACGATCGTCGATGAGCCCGCGCGGGGAGTCGGTATCGGCGTCCTCCAGTTCCTGGACTTCCTCTTTCGTCAGTTGCCACCGCTCGATTGCGTTCGCCCCGTTGTCGTTCACGCTCGATTTTTCGTCCGGCCAGAGGATGCAGTCGCCAGAGTCGTGCAGCCAGAGGTAGGCGCGTTTGCCGGCTTCGTTTTTCGCTTCGATGATCTCTTCGATTTTGGTGCTCATTTTGTTGGTTCGTCTCAGCGTTACTGGCGCCTCGATCTACACGGACAATATGCCCGACGTGCGCGCACGTCAACGAGATTGTTTGATTTATTTTCGGATGCTCCGCACCTGCCCCCCGCTCCAATTCTACGAAGGGCGCGGCAAGTAAATTCGCGGCGCCGAACAAAGCCTTGCAGCGAATGGCTTCGCGCCGCTCTTCGCGCGGCGCTCCGCAGACGCGCGACAGCTCGGTCCTACGATTCACGCGCGGCCTCCAAAGCCATCGCTGAAGGCTGCGTTAGACCCGGCGGTATTCCCAGTCATGCTCCGATTCGTCTTCCTTCATTCGGAGTGTCCGATCCACGACGAGACTGTTGAGGGCGATCCCCACTTCTTCAGCCCCGTGCGGGGGGATTAGCGCGTGGTAAAAATCGCTCCAGAATGCGCTACATTTTCCGTCTAGGATTGCTAGGATTTTCTCGCGGATTTCGGTGCTTGGTTTCGGTTCTGTTATTGGTTTCAGTGTAGGGTCCATAATTTAATGAGGTCTAACATTTGATGGAGCAAACGGTCAGGAGCCGTGAGCGTCCGATTTGTTGGGTGAGTCTGAGGACGGCTCCTGACCGTTCCTCATCATGGCGTTCAGCAGACGAGTCACCGTCCGGGCGAGGGTCGCGAAGTATTCCAGCGGCCATTCGTAGTTTGCTCCGTCCTTTCGCACATAGACTGCCCGGATCGGTTTGCGCTCGAAAACTCCATTTCGGACCCGGATCGTTCCGCAGATTTTTCCAGCGGGGAAGTCGCCCTCGATCCGATCCCCAGTCTGCGCGGATGCCTCTATATCTTCCCACCCGTCCGCCCGCCAATACGACGTGCCGAACAAGGCGGTGGACTCAACGATGACCGCGTTGGAGTCCAATTTGCTGGCGACGGTTTTAGGCGCGGTCATCGTGAGTCACCTTGGTCGTTCTGGCCCTTGCGAGTTCCGCGCTTTTTGGCGGCGCGGAGCCTTTCCAGCGCCCCTTCTTGCGAGATCCCCGGCGGGATCGTGAGTCCGCGCTCGCACTTGCTCACCCATTCGGCGGACATATCGACCACGAGAGCCGCCTCGGACTGTGTTAGGCCGAGGCGCTGGCGTGCCGACTTGAGTTGCTTGGCGAAATCCATGTCAGATGTCCAGAGCCGAGCGGATGTCTGACCACATCGAGTATCCCCGAGGTTCGGCATCTTCCTCGCGACCCGACTCGGCCGGGAAACGCTCCCCGAAGATCGCCTCGTATGCCGACTCCAATTCGGCCAGGTCGCTTTCGCGATTCCCATCTGGGTCGTTGGCGACTTCTTTTTTCGCCCATTCGGCTGCTGCGGTGTTTTGGATTTTCATTTGGTTGTTTGTTTGGGGTTGGGTTCAGCGGTCCAGTGCCGCGATTATTTCGCAGCGAGACTCCTCGGCCGCGGACCATGCCCGTGCCGCCTTGATTTCCATTTTGCGAGCATGGTTTAGTTCGTTTTCGGTGGTCGCTTGGTTGCGCTGTTCAGCCCAGTATTGTTCTCTCTCGCGGGCTTTCCGCATGGCTGGGGTTTCGTTTCCCGTGGCTACGTAGTTGGTGGTTTCGATTTTCATTTTTGAATTTCCTTTTTGCGTCTCCGGTTAATTCCTTCGACACATGCAGTCTCGTCTTCTTTACGGATGGATGCAAGAACTATTTTCGGCTTTTTTACGATTTATTTTCGAGCGTCGAAACGGGCCAGAACAAGACGGTGCAGAGAACGGCGGGCAACGCCTCTCGCGAGATCACGCCTCACCTCCGCCGTCTCTGACCTCGGCGTTCGGGGAATCCTGCGCTTCTGTTTTCACCATTGATCCTCCGGCGAGCGGCTATTCCAGTCCGCGATGATTTCGTCCGCCGTCAGCTCGCGTCCGATGTTCTTGCGCCCCCATTCTCGGCACAGTTCGAGGTGCAGCGCACGGGCATCAAAGGCAGGCGCTTCGCGCGTTGGGTCGGGCGCAGGAATCCCCGAACCCGGCGATGCAGGTAATGACTCCCGCGGTGGAGCGGCATCTGGATTTGGAGTCAGCGGCGCGGGAGTCATACCTGATCTTGGTCGTTCGCGCTCTTGGAACGCGCCTTCTTTTTCGGGCGCTTTTTTAGACCCTTCGCTCGAACCGCACTCATTTTTTCGGACCGCTCTTCGGGCGTGAGCCCGCCCCACCGTTTCTCGGCGGAGCGGGCTTGCATTTCTTTCGCGTCCATCAGTCTTCGTTGTCGCCGAATGGCATCGTGCTCACTTCTTCATCGGCGATCTCTGCCGCACTCCATGTGCGGCCGTCTTGATCGGTGATCGGCCCTCGGGCGAGGGCGGCGGTGTAAGTTTGCTCCATTTGGCGGGCCTGCTTATTTGCCTCCCCAATCTCCATTGTGCCGCGCTGCTGGCGATGCGTCCCACTCGAGTCAACCCCCGCGACATACCAGCCGTTTCCGTCGCTGCAAAAAACTCCGTAGTGCTCACCGCGGAATGGGGTTTCGGTTTTCGTTTCGGTAGTGTTCATTTTTTTTGGTTTAGTCGCGGCCTTACTGGGGCTGCGATCTACCTACAGACTACGCTCGACGTAGCGCAACGTCAAGCGTAAATCGAAAGTATTTTGATTTATTTTCGAGAGGCTGAAAATGGAGCGCGAACAAGACGGTCCAGAGAACGGCGGGAACGCCTCACGCGAGATCACGCCTCACCTCCGCCGTCTCTGACCTCTGCGTTGGGCCGTGTGGCGCGCGTCCACTGGCCGGCGAACGCAAGAGCGATCCCCGGAAGTGTGCGCGAGCGTTCTTTCCAGCGGTTGGGGCCGGGCGGCATCCGATGCACGCGAGCCTCGCGGCCCGAGACGATATTTGTCGGCGTGAGCTTCGGGAGATTCTTGAGCCACAGGCATGCGAGCGCGACAAGATTTTCTCCTATTTGCGGCTTGTTCCTGCCATGTTGACCACCGGCAGTTCCCCGGCTCGTAGTTCCCGTCGTTGTTTTTGCGGTCGAGGGTCAGTCCACTTGGTGGATCTCCCATATCAGACATGAATGTCTTGAAGTTTTGCCACGCCCTGCAAACAACAATCCCGCGCCCGCCGTAATCCTCCCAGGATTTTACATTTGGGTTTGTGCATCTACTCATCATGTTTGTCCAGATTCGGTAAAGTCGCGTCCGCTTATAGCCGACAGAGTGACCGTGAACCAGACTGCGATCAGCCGTTGCCTCGCGCTGTAAGCAACCGCAAGAAAGTGTGATTTGCTTTCTCAAGAATTGCCCTCTCACGGTTGCCGCAGAGCCGCAGTCACAAATGCAGTCATACATCATCTGGCGGTCCGATGACCGTTTTTTAGAGAGTCGAACAACGGTAAGTCGGCCACTTCGGACACCTGGTGTGATTGGTTTTGCTTTATCCCAATTACGAAATCTGACCACATCTGCGCCATCGCTCGCGCTATTCCCGGATATGTTCTTGATCTTCGCTTCCATCTGTCCGGTCCCGGAGGCTCCAGCCAGCACTGTTGTTTTCGCTCTTGCATTATACATGTTGGCTTCAACTTTGGCAGACCTTTAAGCCAAAGGCAAGTTGTTTTACGGAAGGGGTCGCCATATTCGAAGGGCTGAATGATTTGGTCGGGCTTTCGGATTTCCGACGAGATGACGCTGACCGGATTTTCGAGCGCGATGTGTTCGATTGGCGCGTCCAGTAGCAGTCGCACAAATTCCAGAGCCTCGGCTTGTTCGCGCACCTTGTCTTTGAACCATCGTGCGCCACTCACCGCAAGATGCGTGCATGGGGGGTGAGCTATCATTACGTCCCACCCGTCGCCCAAGATGTCGCGCACGTCGCCGACGTAGTGCTGGCCCGGCTTCTCGCTCGGCAGCAAGTCACAGCTCCAGGCATCCCATCCGAGAGCCGCGAAGGCAGCGCGCACCGCGCCGGAGTATTCGCAGGCCACCAGCACCCGGCCCAACAAATCGCCAGAGCCAACGACCCCGGCCTGTCCGTTTTCGGGAGCGACAGCGGGTTCGGACACCAGTTGGAAATCTGCGGGGTCGTGGCTCATCTCAGGAGTTCGCCTTATGAAAAACGACGCGACATTCGATGCCACACCATGCAGGCCGGGCACGCCTCTGTTCCGGCGGGGTTCCCGCCGCATGAACAAGACATGTTCACTGCGGTACTTAGCGCATTCCAGACTAGCAATGGCACGCGATTTCTCACATTCTGGTGATTCGCGTGCGGTTTTTGCACGGTGCCGGCGAACCAGACAGCGGACATTCGGCGCATGAACTCCGCCTGGTCCGCTGCCGTGACGTAATTCCGACCAGCGAGCTTCGTCACTTTCAGCCACCCACGTAACTCAAGACGCCGGAGCGTGCACTTCGACAGGCCGACAGCCTCGGCAAAACGGGTCATACTCACGAACGGCGCGTCGCCGATGGGCTGGCGGGGAGCCCGCCGATAAGCCCGCGTTGCTCCTCGCCAGCCGCGAGGATCAACTCCGGGCGGATCGGCGGACTCGTAACAGGAGGGGGTATGATTCTCGTCAAGTCGCACGACGAGAACCGTACCGTTATTCCCCCGCACCGCGAGCAGAGGTGCCGGTTGTGGTGCGTGGAGGCCGTAGGTTATCAGTTCAGGATCTTCAGCGAAAGCTTTTGCGGCTCTCTTGGCAAAAAAGGCTTCGATGTTTCTGTCGTATGTTGATCTTTTCATGAGTTTTTCGTGCCCCGTAGGCGTGCGTCACATGCCGAACGTGCGGCGCCGCAAATCTTCCAGGATCTCCCACGCGGGCTGCGCTGCGTCCCACGCCGCGCGAAACTGTTTTTCTGACCACGCTCGATAAGGCACCGGGGCATCATCGATCTGGCGGCGGAGTCGCATGCACTCCGCCGAGACCGCCTGGAACGACAGCATCCCCACCGGTCGCTGCTCCTCAGCGAGATCCTCATCCGTGATCACGGATCCCCTGCGGATACTCACCTGGAGAGCGCGAGCGGATAAATTGTGCTGCACAGCCGTCTCAGCCCATTTCACCGCGTCATCGGGCTCGAGCTTACACCGGGAGATCACCAGAAGGCGTTCGGGGCCGAGATCCGAAATCTGGTGCAGTTGCGGAGGCAGCGAGAGCAGTTGCTGCGACGAATGAATCGAGTCAAAAGCGAAGGCGAGTTGGTCCACCGCCGCCGCCGTCCAATCCTCGCCGAACCTTGAGGTCGAGAACTGCATCGCTGACGCCATCCAACACGTAGTGGATCGCCGCGCACGGCGCAAAAAAGTGAACACAGCCATCATCTCCGGCTCCTGCATGTCCGCCGGAAAGGTAGCCAGTGTCTCGCCCAGCACCACCCCCGCGGGGAGCGTAATATTTTTGGTCGACTCGATAGGTTGTGTTGTCATGATGATGATTGAGGTGATTCTAGTTAGTTGTGGGAGTGCTTGATTGCCCGACTCGCAGGCCGGCGGCGAAAATGATCCGCAGTCTGGACCCGGGAGTAAACTGCCCCCGCGTCATCGGATTTTTGATGCGCATTCCAGTGCAAAAAGAATTTCTCGCGCCAATAATGCACGTAATGGGAGATCAATGCCCGAGTGCAGCCGAACGCCCTCGCCGCCTGTGCCTGCGACCCGAATCGGCCCGTGTCCAGGCCCGCAGCAAACATTAGGCCGACTAACTTGGGTCGCAAGGATGCCACCTGCGTCTCTGCCACGAGGTCGCCGATCGCCATCCCCACCAGCCGCGACGCGCAGCGCACGATGTCATCCTGATATCGCGTGCGCCACCACACGATCGCCCGTTGCGCCTGCTCGACGGAGCAGCCGATTTCTTCGGCGAGCAGCTCTTCGGCGCGGTCGATGTCCGACGGATCCACTGTGCCCGACCAGCCGAAAGGGCTATCCGACCCCCATCGTTCGATGTTGTCTCCGTTATTTGTCCTTGTCATAGCAGCTTCATCCTTTCCATCAGTTGTTGATTTCGCTCGAAAGCGTCCCTCGACGCCGCGGATCTTCGCGCGACCGCACGTCGCCTGACCCCTGACCGCCGCCCCAGCTCAGATGCCGCGGCCCACCAATCCACGCCGCGCACACGCATGACCCGGCGAATTTTCTCCGCCACTCGCGGATTCACTCGCCCCCCCCATCAGTGCGCGCATCGCCGTGCGTGCGGTCGTCGGTCGGATCGTTCTTCCCGCGAAGCGGTGGATGCGCGAGACCGACAGCGAGCAGGAAAATTTCGGCGGAGATCAATTCGGTCTTGCAACACCGACCAATGATCGTGCGCAGATCGTGATCGTAATGCTGCGCAATCACCGCGCCGGCGCAGACCCCGCACGCCCCCTGCGTGAAGAGCGGGGTGCGGATGACTCGGAGAAGCACGTGTGCCATGGTGGGCTCAGGCAGTGTGATTGCGGGAGCGATTGCGGCGCTTTTTGTCCCGCATCCGCGAGCATTTTTTCGCAATCGCCTGTTGCAATGTCGGCTGATGAATGCCGCGGCGCGCGAAAAACCGCGCGCACGCTGCGTTTATCGAATTGAGTCGAAACCGCGCGCACGCTGCGTTTATCGAATTGAGTCGCAGGTGCTTGGCTGCCCCCTCCTCCTCCACTTCCATCCGCAGGATGAGACCGTTCATGCGGCTCACCTCGGCGCCCTCCTGTGGTGCTGGGCGGTGGCGCGCCCCGGCGTTTCTCGAGCAGCGATGATCCGATGCATCGGTGCACGCATCCACCACCGCCGCTCACTCCGCTCGCCGGACTCGATCCCCAAAGAGTACGCGGTGACGCAGAGCGTGCCCACCAGCAGCGCGCCAGCCGCCAAAAATATACCCTGTAGCGTGGGCTGCGATGGAGACCAGGCCGCCAAGGCGACCCCCACGGACCACACCCCCCATCCGCACGCGGTCACCACTCCCCCGGCGATCGCGATGCCAGCGACCTGGCCTTCCCTTCGCAGCATTGTTTTCACACGGGATCCTACGCTCATTTTGATTCGTTTTTCCGTGTGCTGTGGCGCCGGATGATCTCCATCTGAGCCATCACGCCGATCCGGATCAGCCCGGACGAGCGATAGCTGCACGGCCTCGGATGGGCCTCGACCTCCGCCCATGCCGACTCCCACACGCGTTCCATCGCGCGGACCAACTCCCGGCTGTCGGGCGCGGTTAAGAACAGGTCGCAAAGTTTGAGCGGGGTCATTGGATTATTGGGCCGGGGCTTGGTCCACCGACATCGCGGCGCGGATCAGTTCCGCGACCAACGCGGAGACGCTGATCCCGCGTTTTGTGGCGAGGCGGTAAGCCGCCCGCTTCACATCTGCGGAGATGGAAAGGTTCATTTTGCTGGGATTTCGGTGGATTCGTGGGCGAGCCATGGTGCTTGTAGTGCATTTTTTACGCCATCTATGCGTCATGCGTCAACGGCGATTTGCCTATTCCTTTTTTTGGCGCATAAAACCGGGCGAGCACGGAAAAGCGGGTGAGATGCGCTGGCGTGGCACGAGCAACGGGACAGGCGCGGGATGTCCCTGTCTTTCCGCCACCTCTCTCAGCGCGGCGTTGAGAATGCCGGTCGCGGCGCCGCCCGCATTGGGCGGCCGCCCGCCGAATGCGGGCGGGGAGCGGATGCGTTGGCGACCGGGGGGAGGGAAAGGTCGGGAAGCGGCGACCTGTGTTCCCCCCAGAACCTGCGGATCGGGTTGCCCCGTCAGCCCGCAATGTCGGCCGCCGCTCCCCGGTGTTAAAAAAACTTGATCACCCGACCTTGCCAGCCCCCGCGGTGCTCGGGTGGATCCGCAAAAATACCTGCACTAGCGCGCGGGAACGCTGTTTCTGCCATACCCCATCGCCCTCCCGGCTGCCGCCCGCGTCCGTGTTCCCTTCGACTGTGCGGACCCAATGCGGGGTGTCGTCCACCACGATCCCGGTGTGCGAAAAATCGAATACGACCACGTCGCCGGGGCGCGCCCTCGCCGACTCCGGCAGGATTTGCACCGTGACAGGGCGGGCTCGTGCCCAGTCGATGAGCCCAAAAGCGCGCGCTGTCTTGGGGCGCCAGGCGTCGGGAGTGGTCACGCGCAGGCGCAGCCAGCGCGCCGACTCCGGATCCGCGATCCAATACCGCAGACACCAGCAAACAAAAGCCGCACACCAGGGCCACGGCCCGGGCGGTAGCGTGGTGGCGGCCTGGTAGCGCCGCACGTCGGGCCCGCCGTTATTGCCCGACTCCCGCGCGCCGACCTGCGCCAGCGCTATAGTGGACAGGCCCCCGATCATCTCAGTGATTCGGCGCTGTGCGGACTGCGCGGCGAGCCTGCGCCACCGTGCGCAGCCCGTTGATCCCATCATGCCTCAGTAGTTTCCCGGTCGGGTCCACGATCTGCTGGAGCGCTTTGCCGTTCCGCGTCCGCCAGGCAAAAATTCCGTACTCCATCAGTCCATAGAGCAGTGCAGCGAACACCACCGCAGCCTGCTCCGCAATTTCGTCCGACTTAAAAAATCCGTACTGTACCAGATACCCCACGAGCAGCAGTGCGAGCTTCCGGCACACGGATCCCGCCGCGCCAAGCAGAAAGGAAAAGATTTTGTTCGTGATCATTTGATTACTTTCCTCCAGCGGAGCACGGATACGACCAGCTCCACGATCACATTGATCCGGCCCGCCCCCGCCGCTGGGAAAAGAGTGGCGAGCTTCGCGACCACCCGGCCTCGACGTTCCGGCCCCGTCAAAAGCGGGTGCTGCGCGAGCTCCTCCACCAGCGCCGAGGTCGCCTGCATGATTTTCGCGATGTCCGCCCAATGCGCGAGCAACCATCGGGTGACGAGTGAGATGGTGATTTTCATCGTGTTTTTTTGGAGGTGGTTTTTGCCGACACCCTCTGCGGGGGTATCAATGTGGGCGTGTCAAGGATACCCATGGCGGCATTCGCCGCCTGCGAGTCCATGTCGCTCCATCGCCCCTCGATCTCCTGTCGGGTCAGTTTTCTCGGGACCCCCGTATCGACGTCGAACTGGATGATTTTATCTGCCACGAGATCCGACCACATCGCCTGCACCCAACTGCGGAGCTGCGGATCCTCGACCTGCACCGACCGCGACTCCGTCACTGTGCGGATCTCCACCGGCGCAGTCGCCCGCCCGCCGACAACCGCCGCAGCCAGCGCCAGCCCCGCCAGCAGCCAAGTCCGCGCGCCACGGGGGCGCCCATTGGAGGGCGCGACTCCCGGCGCGGCGGGGGGGAGAAGATCGATCCCCACCCCATTGGACGGCGCGGAACCGGGTGCGCCTGGCGGTTGATGATGTGTTGCCGAGCCCGTGCTCACCCCGGCCTCTGCGAGTCGGTCCTCGCACCCCTCGCCGTATGCGACCCCGTGGGTGAGACAGAGCGATCGCAGCCGAGATGCTCTTTGCTGGGCGACGAGAGAAATGTTACCCCCCCCTTTATCCCGATTGATTTCGGGATTGGCATGCCCGTTTTCGGATCTATCTCCACCCTCACCCACGGTCGGATTGATTGTAACAGCTTGATCAGGGTTTTCCATAGTTTCATTTCCGGGTGAAGTAGTCTCGCGCATCATACGCAAATGGGCTGGCATCGTCACTCGCATTCTCGTCCGCAGGGTATCGGCCGGTCGCCAGCGCGAACCAACACAGGCCCGCAACTCCGGCGACCAGCACCGGCAAACAAAACGCGAGCG